ATAAAGCTAAAAGAGATGAGGCTGTTAAGGCTGAGAAAGCAAGCAGGTTAGTCAACAGAGGTAAGCGTATTGAGGCAATCGAAGAAGATCCAACTAAAGATATTGCCAAAGCAGATGTTGCGACGCTGACACCTGATCAAATAGAAAGAGGTAAGATCACTGAAGGTACAGGTGATGCAGGTCTTGTTGATGAAGCAAAGCTTACCACATCAGATGAAGCTGATACTGCTGATATTGTAACAGAACAAGAGGCTGCAACTGTTACTGCTGATTTAGCTGAAGCAGATGTGCAAGCTACTATTGATAAACTTAAAGCTGCAACAGGTAAGCCTAGTGATGAAGCTGTAGCTGAAGCTGCTACGATGGATGCAGAAACATTAGCATCATTAGGTCTAGATGCAGCGCAGATAGAAAAAGCTGTACAAGTAATATCGCCAGATGAACGTGTGATGGGTGAGGGTGAAAAGATACCTGGCTCTGCTGTATCAATGGACAGGCTAGAATCACAAGCCCTAAACTTTGAAGCTGCTACTGGTGTACCATCTACTGAGGCTACAGTACAAGGGCAACTAACACAGCTTCTCTCTCAGTTTGAGGATGGTGCAACACCTCCTTGGGCTGCAGGAGCTATGAGATCAGCTACAGCTACACTAGCTGCTAGAGGGTTAGCCGCATCAAGCATGGCAGGTCAAGCTATTGTACAAGCTGCTATGGAATCTGCACTACCTATTGCACAGGCTGACGCATCAGTAAGAGCACAGTTTGAAGCGCAGAACTTATCTAACAGACAGCAAGTAGCTATGTTTGGTGCAGAGCAACGTGCTAAGTTCTTGGGTGTTGAGTTTGATCAAGAGTTCCAAACACGAGTAGCCAATGCTGCCAAGGTATCTGACATAGCTAACATAAACTTTAGTTCTAAAGTACAGATAGCACTAGAGAATGCTGGTCTTACTAACTCTGTAGACTTAGGTAACTTAGACGCTAAGAGTGCTAAAGTATTAGCTGACGCTGCTGCCATGACACAAGTAGACATCAGCACCTTGAGTAATCAACAGCAAGCGGCTGTACAGAAAGCAGAAGCATTCTTACAGATAGACGCTAAGAACTTAGACAATGATCAACAGACTGCTCTGTTTAAAGCACAGAGTGTTGTACAATCTATCTTGACAGACCAAGCTGCTACCAACGCTGCTGAACAATTCAACGCTACAAGTGAGAACCAAGTAGATCAGTTCTACGCATCTATAAACGCTACCATAGACCAGTTTAATTCCACACAAACAAACACTCTTAACATGTTTGAGACGGAGCAAGCTAACGCTGTTGCTATGTTTAATGCAGACTTAGAGTCTAATCGTGAAGAGTTCAACACAACTAATGCTTTGATCATTGAGCAAGCTAATACAAAGTTTGAACAAGATATAGCAATGGCAGAAACTGCTGCTACGAACGCTGCTAACATTGAGGAGGCAAGGGCATCTAATGATATGTCAATGGCTGCGTACAATGCACAGGTACAGAAGGAGCGTGATCAGGCAAGCTTTGCATTCCAGACAGCAAACAATAACGCAGATAGAGCTACTACATTAGCTGTAGAAACTATGCGACAAGAGTCCTCTGCAGATCAAGCTGCTGCTAGTAAGTCTGCTGCATTTGCAGGTGCGGTAGGATCTATTGTAGCTGCTGTAGTAGGAGGGTAAAAGTGATATACAAATACAACTACGATCCTAGAAGTGTTTTACTTCAACCAAGACCTACAACAGGTATTATGAGTAATGATGTAGCGCAGTATCAAGAAGTAGATTGGGCAACAAAAACTATAGATCTTATGACTGATTTTACTGACACACCTAGGAAAACAAAAGAAACACTTACGGCAAATGCTGTACAACAAAAAGATATGTATCAAGAAACTATAAACAGGGTTATGGAAAATCTTGGTTTGGCTATAGGTAATGCAAAGAAAAAGCTAGACAAGTCTTTTGAAGAGAAGCCTATGCCTGAAGTAGGTGGTTTTACAGAAGAAGGTCTTGAGCAAGAAGTAGAAAAGTTTGTTGCCCCAACGACAACAGATAAGCAAACAGAGGAGGTACTTACAGATGCAGAGGATACTGATACTGCTAGTAGTGCTATTGATGATTCTGGGAAAGCCCAAGACAATCAGCCTAACTTAGATGATGTACCTACAGGTGGGTTAATGGGTAAACCTCCTAGCAAGGACTTATCTGACTTAGAACCTTTAGGTGAAGGTGAGCCTATTATAAACGCTTACTTTAATACTAGTATAACAGGGCTTGATGGTAATTTTTCTCAGGTAGCTCTTGAGAAAGCATTAGATGATTCTGTAACAAATCCATATAAACAATCCTTACTAAAAGGTACTATGGATATAGAAGTAGGTGATGAAGGGCCAGTTGAAGAAGTTAGATATACAGAAGAAAACATAAATAGTCGTAGTACTGCTAGATTTGCAGTTGGTGATAATTTTGAGGGTAGAGAACTAACGGCAAATGACCAAATGGTAGGTAAGTTTAAAGATCCTTGGCGTAGAAGAATGATTCGTGATGGAGTTATGGCAGAGGATGGTAATCTAATAAACTACTCAGGTACAAACGTTTTTAACTCTGTATACGCCAACAGAAATGGTAATGGAAACTACGCTTCAGGTGATGGCGATACATACAGAGGAAGAGGTTTAATACAAATAACTGGAAAAGCAACTTATCAAGCTGTTGATAATGTACTTGAGTCAAAAGGTATTGATATTGATTTAGTAAACAACCCAGAATTAGCTCTTGATGATAAGTATGCTTTACCTGTTGCTTTAGCTTATCTTGAACATGTAGGTTTAAATAATAATTCTGCAGAAAATAGCTCTGCTAAAGAACTTAACAATCTTATAAATACAGGAGCCTCTCCTGAAGTTGCTGAAGAAAGATGGGGTGCTGTTGTTAATGCTCTTGAAAACGCAGGAGAGCAAGATAAAGCAGAAGAGATGCAGTTAAGAAATGAGTATGCTGCACAAAGAATATCAGGTACTACAGTAGACGGTGTTATAGGTCCAAATAGTAGAAGATCTATGCGTGCATGGCTAACTGAAAATAATGTTACTGTACCTGAAAATGCTACCGATATGCAATTAGTAGTGCTAGTTAATAGGAATAACTAATGTTTGGATTACCACTAGAACTAATCACCATGCTTTTCTCCACTGTACTAGGTGGAGTAATGTCTATATGGGGTCAATCAATAAAGTCTAAGCAAGCACAGAATGACATGCTCATGGAACGTGCTAACTTTAGGAAGTCTGCAGTTAAGGATGCTCGTGACGCAGGTAAGAATGATTCACACTTTGCGTGGACACGTAGGCTTATAGCTTTATCTGCTGTGTTCTCTATTATTGTATTGCCAAAGCTAGTCGCAGTATGGTATCCTGAAGTAAGTGTGTACGTAGGATATACTGAAGCAACTGGTGGTTTTATGAACTGGTTGTTTGGACCAGACGAAGCTATACAGTGGAAGATGGCACAAGGCTTTGTAATCACACCACTAGACACACACATTGTATCAGCCATAGTAGGACTATACTTTGGCGCTGGATTTACTAAATAAGGTATAAATAAAATGGTAACACCTGTAGCTTTTCTATCTGCACCTATACCAGGGCAGTCTCTTACAAACACACCAGGAAACTATCCTTTTGAGAAGCCACCTGAGATGGTGACTAAAGAAGAGGTAGCTAAGTACTACATTGATAAACTGTCTGATCAAGAAGTTATGGATGATTTATCTGTAGTGTTTAATGCAGGTATGTCTGTATCCTCTTTTGTTAAGACACTTATGAGTAGTGGCTTTATGTTTGGCAAGCATACCGTACAAGCTGGTATGTTGGCTGCACCTGTCGTACACGCTTACGTAAAAGCGGCAATGTCTACCTACGGTATCGAAGCTAAAGATGAGCCATTTGATCCAAAGGAAGAGATGGACAAGCGTGAAAAGGCACGAACACTTAAGGCATTAGAGTTGGCTCTTATAGAAGCTGATGATGCAGATGATGCAGGTGCAACTCTACTAGAGGAGATGCAACAAGCTGCAGATGATGAAGCTACAGTACAAGAAAAAGAAACAATAGAGACTACACCTGCTGAAAGCAGTAAGGGTCTTATGGCTAAAGAGGTGTAACTATGGGTTTTGATTGGATGGCATTTGCCACTAGCTTTTTAGAAGAAGAAGCTAAAGACATTAGAGAAAACAAAGCCGAAGCTAAAGAGTACTTTGAAGAGCAAAAAGATTTAGCTAGAGACAATATGCTAACGCTATCTAAGCGTAACGCTGTAGTCAGTCAAGCTAAAGGTTTGTCAAAAATGTTGAGCGATGCTGGTGCTTCTAAAGATCAAATACAAGCTGCTATAGCTAGTGGCCCTGATGGGTTAACTAGATTTGCTAACTCAGTAGTTAAAGCTAAAGAGGTATACGGTGATACACTAAGTGCAGCAGACTTTGACACTATCATAGCATTACCAGAAAACTTCCAAGCACTAGACATGCCTATAGATAAATACATAGAGTCTACATTTGGTACGTACTCTCCTACTATAGGACCGTCTGAAGATGAAACAAAGTATAACTGGTGGGAAACAGCACTAGGTAGCAATGCTATGGATCGCTCTCGTGCTAAGTTAGATCGTGATGTTATTTACGAGGGTATGACTGCAGCAGATATAAATGAGTTAGCTAGACAAGCGGATTATAAAACACTTATACCATCTACCTTTGCGGCTATAACAGACATAAGAAGATTTGGTGCTGCTGAAAGTTTAGGTATAAGATCTACTATAGAGGACGCTATAAATACCTTAAACACTCCAGGCTCTAGATATAATTCTTCTATTGCAATTATTGAAAAGTTTTCAGGTAGGTCTAGTGGTGTACTGCAACCTGAAGAAGAAGAGTCTCTGCTTGCTGCACAAACCTACGTAAAAGATCAGAACGAGAGAGCTTTAAGACCTCTGTTTGATGAGACATTGGCTTTGTATGGAACACAAGCTTACACTGGGCTAAAAGATTTGATGCAAATGCATATGGGTACAGAGTACCTAGACAGTCTGAAGTCTGTGTATGGACCTGCTGTATCTGAAATAACTGGAGGAGGTAACAATACTCCAAAAGCAGGAGATAATGAAGGTAAGGTTGAAGCTTTGTCAGATAATGAAGTTAAACTATCTCACCCTAATTTTATGAAAGACGATAAAGGTGATGCTATTGCGTTTACTTTTCAGATGGACGTAGATGGATTGCCTGTGTCTGCAACTGCATCAACTGGTGAAGAGGTAGCTAGTAACGATGTTATGGAATTATACAGTGATATGACAAGCTTTGTAGCACCAGGTGTAATAAAAAGACCAGAGGATCTAGAGGTTACTGCTCAAGAGAAAAACTTAGACTTTGATCCTTTATCTATCACAAGAGAGCAGTTTGAAGAGTTAAGTAGACAGGAAAGAAAAAACTTAGGTTTACCTGAACGTAACTTTGGTGGTGGCTTTATGAAGTTTGGCACTGAAGAAGGTATGAATATGGTAGATTTAAAACGGAATGCAGACCCTGATGCGTTCTACAAAATAAACATAGCACCTTTAGGTAACTTTAAAATAAAAGGTGAGAACCTTAAGTATGTACCTGACCAAAACCTATCTGCTGAACAAGGTGGTGTAGAGGTATATGAATTTGATGTAGATGAAAAGATACCTCGTAGAACTATGAGTGCTAGTAGATTAAAGAAACTGTACGGTAAAGAGCCTAAAGAAGCTGTCACTGTAGAAACAGGCGGTAAGCCTGAAGGTTTAATGTCCTCACCTAGACCAAAGCCAAGACCAGAAGTAGATGGACAAGACATGGCTACAGATATATATAACGAACTAGTCGATGAGTTTCCTGAGATGGAACTACTTAAAGGCGAAGACGGTAAAGAGATAATACGAGATTGGTTTATGCAGAATGATGTACCTATAAATGAACAACTAATAACAAAAATACAAAGTAAGATAAGTTCATAAGATATAGAAAGTTTAAATAATGAGTAGTACTTTACAGGACTTGCGTAGTAAGTATGGCGTTGGTAAGTCACAGACTGATCTGCAAACTGATAACTTGTTAGATATAAAAGATGATGATAATGAACCTAAAAGCCTAGCTTCTTTTAGAAGTAAATACTCTGTTAGCAAACGACAGGAACAGGAAGACACTGTTGTTGACATGGGTAAGAAGCTTAAGAAGAAAGACTTACTTAAGGCTGGCAACATAGAAAAGATACGTAGCTACATGATAGCACGTAAAGGTGTGGATGCTGGTAGGATAGATGATGATGAGCTTGTTGAAAAGTTTGTAGATCATATGCGTAGTTTTAACACCAACTTAATATCTACAGGAGGTGAGGTACGCTTTGTATCTAATGCCAGTGAGGGTGATAAAGTTGCCGCTAAAGAAGCTTATCAATTATATGATCAACTAGGTAATGTATTTGTTAACGATGGATTCTTTGGTGCAGTAGATGGTGTGTTTGATTACATCAAAGCTGCAGCCAGTGATCCTTCAAACTACATAGGTATACTTACAGGTGGCTTGAGTAAAGCTGGTGCTATGGGTATATCCGCAAGTGGTAAAGCCCTAGTTAAACGTGCTGCTGTTGAAGCTGGTAAGAAAGCAGTTAAAGATGGGGTTACAGGGCGAGCTGCAATTCGTATAGGTAATGAAGCTGCAGAGAGTGCGGCCCAACGCCTAGCTGCTCGTGGTGTACGGACACCTGCTTCTAAAGAGTTTAGGAATCGTATAGCTAAACAAGCTAGAGATGACTTTTTGATTAACGAAAAGAAAAAAGCCCAAAGACAGTTTATAGTAGGCCGTGAGAAAGCTGCTAGTAGAAAAGCTTTGATGGGTACTGCTGGTATTGACGGTACTTTAGCTATGCTTAATGATTACCAGATACAAAATGTTATGATAGATGTAGGTGCACAAGAAGAGTACAGTGCATTACAGACAGGGTTTAGTTCTTTGTTAGGTGCAGTAGGCGCTGGTGGTCAACTTCTAGGTGGTAGGGCTAAAGGTTCAAGTGGTTTAAGCAATATATCTGAGCAGTTAAAAGCATCACGAAGATCAGCTAAGACAGAACAAGAATTACAAAAAGAGTTACTACTTGCTATACCTGATTCTGCTGTAAAGAAGATGGCTAAACAAATGAATAAGACTTTAGATAACTGGGATGCTAAAGTAAAACGTGGTAAAGATTTAAACCAGACATCTATGCTACCGTCTGAACTAATAAGAGATATTATGATAGGTGCAGATGGCAAAGGTGGTATCGCTAAAGTATTTGCTGATGAAGGTATGCCACTCAGTAATAAGCTTTTGATAACAGACGTTATGACAAGCGCAGTTAAGCAGCTACCAGAAGATCAATTACAAGAGATAGCAAAACGTATGCAGCCAATGGTAGGTTATACACTAGGTGATATGACTACTATATAGCAAAGCATAGGTGATCTTATAGCTGCTAACGTAAGTGAAGGTATGACTTATGGTGGTATAATGTCTCAAGCTAAACGTACTATAGAAGCTGGACTAGCTAATGGTACTCGTGTTATGGACAACCTGGTGCGTAACCCACAAGCTAAAGAAGCCATAGAAGAAGAGCAAGCAAAGTTGATAGGTAAGAATCCTATGCAGCTAGGTGCTTACTCACAGTCTGTATGGCGTAGGTTGCTAGTGTCTTCACCTGCCACAACAGCGATTAACATTGCTGGTTTTGGACAGTTCTATGCAGGTCAAACTATGGCTGATCTGTTTGCAGGTACAGCATCCTTTACATATGGATTGGCGCTGGGCGGTAACTTAACTAATCGTGGGCGTGAAGCTTTACGTATAGCTAGTGTGTACAAGAATATACAAGCACAAAAGATTCGTAACTTGATGGACCCATATACTACACATGATGCTTACATGTCATTCTTAGATGAGCACAAAGACATCAGTAAAGTTTTGTTTGAAAGTATTACAGGTGGTGTTGAAAGATCAGGTGTTAAGTACGGCATTGATCCTAATGCTCCTTGGTTTAAGCAGATAGAAGGTACGACTAATGCTATGGGTAGACTTACAGGTGTACGCATACAAGATACGTTTACCAAGTCACAGATGTTTATGACTGAGCTAGACAAGTTCGCTAGGATTAAGAAAGACAAGACACTAAAAGAGATACTAGAGCAAGGTGACTTAGACTTACTAGATGATAGTGTAGTAGGTAGCGCATTAGACACAACTCTTAAATCTGTATACTCAAAGAACTACACAACAGATGATCAGCTTCTAAGGCAAGCTGCTAAACTAACTGAGAGTATATCTAACATACCTTTGATTGGTACTATCTTGCCTTTCGGTAGATTCTTTAACAACGTCATAGCTACATCTTACCAGTGGAGTATAGGTGGTGCTGCTCCTGTAATGTCTGCAATATACAACAAACAGAGTCGTAATATAGAAACTGTGGAAGCTGCTGCACGTAGCTTGGTTGGTGCAACTACTATAGGACTAGCTATCAACTACGATGAAGAGCGTAGGGCTAAAGGTCTAGGTACATTTGAAGTAGAGGGTGGAGGTGGCACTATCATAGATGCTAAGAACACCTATCCATTCTCATTGTTCTTGGTAGCTGGACGTATAGGTAACTTGAAGAGACGTGGAGAAGATATACCACCAGAGCTATCTAAAGAATTAGGAGAGCAGTTAGCTGTAGGACAGCTTGCATCAGACATAGAGTTTGGTAATGACATTACAAAGATAATGAGTGCTTTGTTAAATCAAGATGTAGCAGCAAGTAAATCAAGCTTTGACTTCTTAGCTAGAGCCACAGGTAATTACTTAGCTGGTTTCACACGCCCTCTTGATGCAGCAAATAAACTCACAGGATATATCATGGATACTGATGTAGCTAAAGATGTCAGACAAGCTAAGTCATCTGGTCAACTGTTAACACAGTCTGCTACAAAATACTTTGACAATATATTTGAGATATTCAGTGAGGAAGTAGAGGGTGTTACTGGTGAACAGTTAGCTGTAGCTACTCGTGAAGGTAAGATACAAGATGCTAACCCAATGGCTAAACTATTTGGTGTAACTGTATTGCCTGGACGTACAGCAACAGAGAGAGTTTACTCTATGGCAAACATGCAATCGTGGACAGCCAACGAAAGATCACAGATAGCAGAGTATGATAAAGTGTTCAATCAAACTGTAGCACCTATGTTAGAAAACGCTACAGCTAGACTCCTTAAAACACCTGCATTCTTAGAGGGTGACTTAGAAGCTAGGCGTAGGCTAGTTAAGAATACACTTAGGTTAGTTAAGAAAGATGTAAGAGAGTACTTGAATGATAGAGCACCAGCGGAGACAAGGCTAAGTGCGGCAAGGAGTAAAGCATCCAAGGCAGGTAACAAAGAGTTACGCAGTAAAGCATTGAAGTTTATGAAAAATAAATATAACTTTGAAGGTAGTGTAAGAGATATGACATACCCAGAGTTACAACTCTTCACAGACTACATCGATTACATTGAAGATTACTACAAGCTATAACAAACAGGGCCGCATTAGCGGCCTTATTTTTTTACACCATTAAGTCTGGAGCTACGATTGGCCCACATCTGTACTGCTATCAGATGCTTTATAGCTTCTCTTGTTTCGGAAGTGTGGTAAAGATTATCAGTTATAAACTTATCTAAGACCTCTACCTTTTGTTGTATACCTTGTTCAAAATGATCTTTCCTCCTAGACACAAAGTCTTTCGCTTCTTTTTCTAGGCTCATAGATCGCCCTTTCTATTTAGATAATCTATTGCTAATTTTAATTTAGATATGCTGTCTTTAAACTTACCTAGTCCTTGATTGCAGTTAGCACAAAGATAACCTCTAAACGAACGCTTTGTATGATCATGATCTAAATGTAAATGCTGATTAAATACACCACAAAGTTCACAACAACTATCTTCTGGTGGGGTATGTTCTAGTCTTAATAAAGATACATCCTTATTCTGCTTTTTAATACAAGCCTTACAAGTATGGCTTCTTCCTTTTTCATTATTCTTTTTGTAATAAGGTACATGAAAATCTTGTAAGTCTTTTGTCTCATGGCATTTGTTACAAGTTCTAGTATTGTTAGAAGAAGGTTTCAGATTAACTGTATCCTTATTGAATAAGTCTAACTGCATTAAACTTCTACTGGTATCTCAGTACAGTATGCTGAAACTGTAGACTCAGGTGTAGGTCTAGCACTCATAAGCTCACTCCTTATATATGAAGCACCTTGTTTGCATAGGTTCATTGTAGGATAGATGTGATTAATTGCTTGTACCTGGGTATAGCCAGGAGCAACAGACATTATGAGTACTAGAACATACATTACTCTGTGCTTTCTACTGATTCTGTAGTGTCAACATTATCTGAGGTATTATTATATTGCTCAAACAATTCTAGCCCTACAATTAAAGCTATTAAGATTCCAAACGCTTGCATATTATTTCCTTTCTAATACAAGTTTACAATAGCACAGTATTTAAACTATGTCTACCATTTCGCACACGTCACCAGAGCAAGCCATTGTTTGCATGGCAACAGTGTTATCTTCTTGTTCATACTCACTAAGCTTTGACCAGTCAATACTTTTTGGCATTATAGCTGAAAGTTTTTTGTAGTCATCCTTTGTACAGTCTTGATAGGGCGCTTGCTGATAAGTATGATCAGAGTGTGGCAGAAAAGACACACCACTCATTTCATCAAAGTGTTTGTAAACAAATGCACCTACTTCCATCCACTCATCAGAACGAACTGTCACTGTTACAGAAGGTTTATGCTCACACCAGTGTCTTTGATAAGTTAACCATGTCTCCAGTTGCTCAATGGCTGACAAGTCGTTACGAGTTACAGCTTTATTGGGTGACTTCTGTGGGAAGCTAAACACTGTAGTAGTATCAGGCTTCATCACACAAGGTGCATTAGGTATGCGCTGATCCTTCATCATTTGTGTAAGTGGATCTTTGTTGTCACCTCTCACAGTCCTGATATAATGAAGTGCATGTCTAGCGTGTATACCAGATGCAGAGTCAACAAGTTGTGATACCGTACCGCTAGGTTTTACACAGGTAATTGCTGCTGACTGTGGAATGCCAAGGCGGTCAGCCCAATCAGCATTAGTATGAACAGCAGTTTCTCGTAAATGTTCAAGTGTCTTCTCCAATCCTTTGTTTGCAGATGTCATAAGAGGGTTATCCATTATACCTGTAAGGCTTACTCCTAAGAGTCTCTCTTCTTCTGTGTTGGTTGTCCAGACTTTTCTGAGGTATGGGAACTTTGTGTACGTGCTTTGGATCGTGCCAAGTATTGTGGCGAGTCTGACTTTTCTATCCAAGTCATCCACCGTGTCCGTGGCTCGTACCACAACTTCTGTAAGATTGCAGAACTGGTATGGGCGTAAGATAATCTCACTACAAGGATTAGTTCCGAACTCAAAGTTAGGATCACGTCTGCCAAACTTTGCAGCTTGTTTCTTAGATGCTTCACGATTGAATACTCCTCTCTCACCTGATTTACTTTCTACTAGAGATAGCCACTCACGCATGAATGTTTCTGAGTCAGGCTTCTCTGTATAAGATACACTGTTGTTAGCTAAAGCACGATGTCCTGCATTGTCGTACCACTGTCCTGACTTAGCGTAACGCATACGATCATCACTGAGGTTAGACAAACTAATCATGGCGCTACGTCTAACACCACCAACTACAACTATCTGACCAATGAAACACATTAGGTCATGGCATTCTAAGCTAGATAGTCTACGCCCTTGAGCATCCTTGAATGTCTTAACTGCAAAGTTGAATAGCTCAATCAAAGGCGCTGGGCCACTAGCTCTACCACCAAATGTTTTTAGCCTTGCACCTGCAGGGCGAACTCTGCTAACATCCCACTGTGGAATTTCACCTGCCCATAAGAGAGCTAACACTTGTCTAAACGCCTTAGCCCAGCCCTCCTTGCTGTCCTTTACCACAACGGTAGTATCACTATCGAACAATTCAGGTACTTCGGGAAGCTTGCTAATGAACTGTCTCTCGACACTGAAACCAACACCAGTACCACAGAGGAGGATGTACATAGCCTCATCGAAGGACTTTGGGTCATCTACAGGTAGATAGCTACAGTTATACCCTGCAGTATTGTCTCTCTCAAGTGCTGCACCTGCAGTCATCATAGCTCTCATGCTAGGCATGATCTCTAAGTTAAGTATAGCAAACATTATTTCATCTTTAGTATCTGCATCTACTTTAGTTCCTACAACGTTTTCTATGTAGCGATCCACTGTCTCAGACCAAGACTCTCTACCTTTACCATCTACATACTTAGCGTATCGTGATTTGTGTATAAAACTTTGGTAATCTGTTGGTAAGTAATTATTCATTTCTTTTGTTTCACCTCTAATCTTGTAATCTTTGCACCATCAATGTCATAAACTATGTACTGGAATAATTCTTTTATTGTATCCTCATACATATCTTCTGAGACAGGAAGTATATTCTCTTCCTCATCTATATCTAACAACAGCTTTACATCAAACTTCATGCTGCCTTTTCCAATAAATCATTCAAGTCAGGCTTCTTATAGTTTGGACCTTTCATAACCTTACCGTCTTCACGTATGATAGGCTTGCCGTTGCTGTCTAGCTTAGACATGTTACTATCGTGTACTCGTGCAAACGCTTCCATAAATACATCTTCACCGTAATGCTCTAGCCCACTGTCTAACAAACGGCTTACCTGGCTTTGCTGTTCTACTACAGATTTACGTTCTTCATTCTGCATAAGCATACCTATATGTTCTGTTGCTGTAAGAGCTAATCCAGTAGAGACATACAGTAGATCACACAATTCTTTAAGATGTTCTACCGTACCATACGTTTCCGCTTTCAACTCCTTCATCTCTTCATCAATAAGCTTAACCCAAAGTCGTGGGTCTAGTGATCCATTGAATGCTACAATAAAGTTACCTACCTTTTCGTGTGGTCTAGGCGGAGTGAATGCATCTATATCATCTTGTGTAATCACTTATGCTTCTCCTTATAACTATCTATGAGCCACCCAAGATATACTTGAGCTTTCTCTAAATCTTCTATGCCGTTCTTATATTCGTGACGCCAGACATATTTAATTACATTACCTGCCATATAAGCTGACGTTCCATCCATAGTTGTAGTCATTGCTCTTATTGCTTCGATACATTCTATGCCACCTTGATTGTAGTGTACTGGTTTATTAACTGGATCAGTCATGCATTACCCTTTGTCTTTGTCCATATGTCAAGTGTATAAACATTTCCATCTTTACTTACAACAGGTTTTTCTTTTTCTTCGTCTAACTTCATTAAATAATTTCTGTGCTCTTCAACTATGTCGTGTATCTCAGGATTGTCAGAAGCTACATCCAAGAAAGCTGACATCAAAGTAGCTATGCCTATAACTCTAGTCATAATATCTTCTGGTATCTCATTGTCTGGTGAGATTACTAGACCTACATTTATATCACCCTGCCATTCAGAAGGTACTTCATAACCAACAGGGCTTATCACTATAGCTATCTCATCATCTCTTAAATCGTGGCCCATTAGTCTTTCCTTTTTGTTTTTAATTCTATACGTTTAACTTTAATCTCTTTACCTTTTTCTTTTAACCAATCTTCTGGTATCACACGATTAGCCCACTGAAACTTATGCTGCTCACACCAGTTAAAGTATCTAGACTTTGCACCCTTATACAACTTAGCTTTAGCATTACTGAATATAAACCTTATGTCTAACTCAGGGTGCTGTCTCTGTATCTCACGATGCTTACGTCTATCTTCGCTATCAAATATACCTTTCGTCTCAATAATAATACCGTTGTCTAACACGAAGTCTGGTGTGTAGGTGCGGTAACGTAAGTCTTCCCACTCTACTTTCAGTACTTCGTATCTGACTTTCTTTTGTGTCTTACGTAAGTACGCAGCAACCTCTTTCTCTAGGCCACTGCGATACCTACCTTTAATGTGCTTCCGCATACTCAGGACTCAACAGTACGTAGTCTACCATTGGTGGTGTCTTCTTACCCTTGTATGTCTTCGATGGTAGTTCTTTTAAGTTAGGCCAACACTTGTGTCTGTATGAACAAAAGCCACACTCTGTACCTAAAATCATATTACCAGTAAGCTTACGGAAGTAACTCTCAGGTACTGCCTCAAAGCAACGCTTGAAAGGTTTGTCTTCATTGATGTACTCTACTGTCTCTTCAATCTCTTGCATAACTGTAGGCTCGTCTACGGAACTTGCATCCACATATTTAAACTCACCGTTAGCCTTATTGACTACCCACCAGCCACCAACGTCTAATCCTGCAGCTTTAGCGTAGCCAACAAGTTGAGATACATATCCGAAGCTATCGCTTTTAGCTAGGCTTTCAAGACTTACAAACTTGTTTAAGTATGACCAAGGTGAAGCAGACTTAATGTCATCTACCTTACCATCAAGCACCATATCGTACTCACCCTTAATTTTTGTGCCATCCTTTAGCTTAAGTGTTACGTTATCATTATCCTTAAACTCTACTCCAGCAGCACGAAGAAGCCCTTTGAACACTGCCTCTACAATATCTCCTATAATCATATTCATTAGGAAGTGTGGAGGTAGTGGTTTCTTATTTTCAGGATCATTCTTCTCAAACCATAGCTGACAAGTAGGACGCCCAATGTTGGACATCCTTAATCTAAACTTGTCACGAGGCCCACCACTGAACTGTTTCTTTAATGCAGCCTCAACATCAGCAGCAACTTGCTTGCGTATGTCTTCAGCCATATCTGTCTCACCCTTGAGAGCTTTGCCAAGGTATTCAAAGACAGCTAGTTCAGCAGGGTGGTTCATTAGTCTGCCTCTTCTACATTAACGAAATGCGTAACTAGTTCTGCATCATCATCAGAGATAGACTCTTTATTTTTATCAGCCCACTGATTTAAGATGTACTCGTTTTGAGTAGTGATGTATGCCAAGAAGTTATGTAGAGTCTCTTGATCCTCTGGCTGTAGTTCTACCTTACCATCATACTCTAATGTTAGAGTAACCCAAGTTTCTCCACCAGGTTTGTGACCTAGCTTAAAGTTACACTGGATAGGTAAAATATTCTTACGTGATAATGCATTAACTGCAAAGTCCAAAGACTGTATACTTGAGGTAGGTACTTCAAAGTAGAAAGGCATATCAGTAATTTCATCTACTACATTACCTGATTCATCAGTAACACCTGAAGCAGTTAGTTGACCAAAGAGAATCTTCTTACGCTTGATACTGCGAATCAGATCCTTTGTCTTATCAGGTACGCTATCCCAATCTTCGATATAACCTGATGGTCTACCAAGATTAAATGTACCTAAGTTATCTTTCAAGTCACCCTTGAGATCGTTAGACATTACTGTCTTATTCATTACCTCTTCTTTGGCATCCCACTTGGAGTATTGTTGCCTGATTGCAAAGATGCGTATGCTAGGACTAGTTGCGTAAACAACATCGTCTTCACCTCTGGTAATCTTAAATGATCCTGATGGTACAACCTCAGTCTTAATAGACTTTCCGTTAACATCAATACTACCCATGATACCAGTGTGCATGAGGTTTACTCTAGGTAAAGCAGCAGTCTTTCTTTCACCACTTTGAGTAGTTACACCTACTGCCTCTGCAAGAGACATACCTAAATCGTTCTGTATAGCTAGTTCTGTATTCATTGTTTTACTTACTTTCTTTTAAAGTTAAAGATGGTTAGTTATACTCTAAACGTCAACTGTGTCAAGCCAATTCTTTCCTATTTTAGCTTCTAATAATAAAGGCACATTCATTTCTACATCGTATGCGTCTTTTATAACACAGTTTAGATTAGCATTAATAGTCTCAACAATAGCTAAGACTTTTTTTACTTCGTCAGGATGTACATCTATCACCATAGAATCGTGTACAGTATTGACTAAGCATGATTGTAGAGGCTCAAGCAATCGCTCAAACTCTAGTAGTACGACAGGTACGATGTCACCTGTAGCAAATCCTTGGACAGGGTAGTTCTTAATCATAGTGAAGTGTGTCACACTACCATTCGCTCTCTTCTCAACATCAGGAAACGCATACTGTCTACCACTTACGTTGGTTATTTTAAAAAGTCTTACTGCTTCCTTGCCTAGCTTCTTGTGCCACTTAGCTATGCCCTGGTACTTCTCCGTAAAATGATTGTAGTATGCGGCTACAGCCTTGGGTCTACCATAACTGCTGGCTCCGAAGAGTGGGGCGAAGGTATGCTCCTTTGCTGCCTGGCGCTGTATAGGCTGTCCTGCATCACTGATAACCTTTGCAGTGTAGGAGTGCACATCAAACCCTGTATCTATCTCCTCCATAGCTGTGCTGTCCTGTGAGAGGAATGCAGCAACTCTGAACTCCAACTGAGCAAAGTCACATTCCATTATCTGTCCACCTTCCCATCGTGATATGAACACACGCTTCACTGGGAATGTACCTCCTCTTGGCATGTTTTGCATGTTGGGATTGCGTCCAGAAAATCTACCTGTACTGGTAACACTTTGGGTAAGGTTAACGTGTAAGAATCCGTTGGGCTTGGTGAATATGTCGATACCATCCACGAAGCTACTAAGGTAACTGCTAATAGCAGACAGACGCTTAAGGTCAGTAAGGAAAGCAAGAGCAGAATCCATGCACTTACTTGTAGCGGTAGCCATAAGACTTTCAAGGTTGCCCTTACTAGTACTGAATCCATTTGCACTTACCCACTTCTTGCTTGGTGGGTTGAATTGTAACCCTGCTGCTACGTTAATTTCTTTTAGCTGATAACCTCTACCGTCACATGGCTTACATTTAGTTGGTAGCTTGTAAAGTGTACCATCCTTACGCAACTTATGTACTAAGCCACGTCCATTACACTTAGGACAAGTAGATGCTTTAGTCTTTCTAATGACAGAACTGTTTTCTTCTATTACTGTTTCAAACCCTCTCTTTGTTTTAGTGTGTTCAAGCAAGTAAGCCCATTCTTTCTTATTTTTTACACGTCTACTGAATATAACTTGAGATACTTGCTCTGGGCTGTTGAGATTAATAGGTGTGTCACCCATAAGATCACGAGTCTTACGTTGTAGTCTATCCTCTATCTCAGCTTTCTCTTGTTCAAATTCTAGTCGGACTTCTTGAAGGGTATTCCTGTCCACACAGATTCCTGACATATACATTCGGGTGAGGGCTTTGCATGTGTTGAAGGTAACTTTTCTAACTTTATGTAAGGACTCTGATTCTGGCTGGGAGTAGTCTTGTTCCAAGGCAAGGTACAACTCACGAGTAATGTCGAGGTCACTCCTAAGATAAAAAAGAAGCTCTTGTAAAGGTATCTCATTGGTGTTGTATCCTTTCTTGTAATACTCTTTGAGAGTGTCTTGCTTCTGATAGTTTAGATTCCTACGTTCAGCGCAAGCTTCTAAGCTTATAGGTGCTTTCTGCCCACGTTGTAACAGGTACTCAGCTAACATCGTGTCATAGATGTCACCGTCATACTTGAAGCCAGATTCCCATAGCCACATCAAGTCATGCTGTGCATTGTGCATGATCAAGAGAGTTGTGTTATCCAGTATAATCTGAATGTTTATAGCCCTTGAGCCACCAACGTCTTGATCTTGCTTATGGTTAAGAGTGAACAGGTATGTCTCGTCAGTGTTGTCTACATTCTGCATACCTACTTGCACAAGCTCAAGTCCAGGTTCAAACGGATCAAGGATGTTCTTCTTCTCTCGTTTAGTGATTGTGTTTTCTACATCAAGTACAAGTCTCATGCTAAGTACTGGCTCCTATCACCATCTAACTCACAGTGTACAGTTCCATGCCACCCACCCTTGAGTTTGTTCTTAGCTATACAAAGATGTCGTTGGCTACTTTCGTCTTCGTCCTGTCCTTCAACTACCTTGTTCTTTGATATGAGTATCATTAGGTCTGCCTCTGCTGCCTTGCCTGTCTTGCTACCTTCAAGCATTGACTGATCAGGATGTACCAAACCCTCTGCTGCTGCGCTTAACTGAGACATCCATATGATTGCACAGTTGTGTTGCTTGGCTATGTTACGTGCATGTATCGCTGCTTCCTTAAGATAGATGTCTGACTTATCACTTGTCTTGGACGCAAACTTGTCACCCATATCAAGCACTACAATGTCAGGCTCGTATGCTTTGATGATAGCCTCAACCCATGCCATGTCTTTACCTGTGCTATCCTTGATGAATACATTCTTCTCTACTGGATCGTAACGTAACGCAGCCACCGCCATGTTAGTCTTTACTTCATCCATGCTCATACTTGTGGCGGCACTAAGGTATCTTGCACCTACACGTTCATAACTTTCTTCATTACACAGCACCATACACTTAGCACCCTGTGATGCAAACCCATCAGGTGCAGCTATTGCACTAGCGTGAAAGCTTGTCTTACCTGTGTTAGGTCTAGCACCTACAACAACCAGGTGTCCTGCGCTGATGCCCTCTGTCTTGCGTCTAAGAGTAGGTATGTTCCACTTCCATTGTGACTGTATGTCGTTAGCTTTGAGTAGTGTATCAATGCTTGTGTCATCCCACTCTACCTTAAGGTTAGGCATGAAGTCATCTTGATAGTTAGTCAATAGATTACGTAAAGGTTCTAAGCTTTCTTGAGTTCCATTAACGTAATCAAAACCAAGGTTAGCAATCTCTTCACCTACTACCTGTTGGAATAACTTAGACAGTACATCCGTAGCTATCTCATTACTGAGAGGCTTCTCTCTTGCTATCTTTGTAAACAACTCACGGTACACTTGCTTGTTAGCTGTAGTCATACTCCTGTTGTTAGCCTCAAACAAAGCCTCTAACTCAGTAGGCGTAAGGCTCTTGTCGTAGGTAGTCATAGCGTAGTCTAGAGTGTGCTTAATCTTACGTGCATCTTTACTGAATATCTTATCAGGGCAACGTATGCCCTTGTGATTATCGTAGAACTCTTTGTCCAGCATAGTGTGGATCAGTGCCAGTTCCATCATGTGTGTCTCCTCTCTCAATCAAAACTTGTATCTTTGTTATATATCCTAGCTAATTCTTCATCAAAGGCTTTGTCTGATGCGTACCTCTTACATGCCTCTAGCACTTCATCTACTGTCAAGTCAACGTAGACTTTACCTAGAGGTACACGTTCATCTATTATTGCTGTCTTCTTCATAGCTTATTACTCTTCCTGTATTCCATCTATCAGCCTCTAACTGTGCTTCTTCTCTAGTATTAAAAACTATAGGTGGGTCATCAAGTGTGAACATACTTTTACCTGTAGCATGAAAATACTCACCAGTATCTATCTCTATCTCTACTATGTATTTCATATCATCCCCTAAACCTTTTGTTGTACAATATTGTTCAGACATAACTCTTCCTATACTTTTGAGGAAATCCTTCTTTGTTCCATCCTTTACTAACTTGTTCTGCTGCCCACGAGTAGTTCACATTCCAGTGCCTCGCTGCATCAGCTATACTCTTGAAGTCTTTGCCATGTAACCGACAGGCTCTACCATTCTGCTGCTGCGTTGGCTCTACCTTGATACGGATATGGCATGGTACATTCTTTGGTTGCATTACTTGTCTCCTATATTCTTGGGTGCGTATACTGCACCGTTGTACTGGCTACCTGTTTTGTTATCTACTCCAAAGTTAAAGTATGCTAGTACTAATAGCATTGCCATTATCCAGTAGAAGGTAACCTTTACCCACTTAATAAATGCTTCGTGTGTTATCTTTGCTTCTAACTCTGCTTCTTCTCTTGGTGTCATTAAACTATCTCCTCTAGTTTTTTAATGTCTGCTTCTACTTTATATTTAATATCATCATAGAGTCTCAACGCTATAGTCTCTAACCCTGTGCAAGCCTCTATCTCTCTCTTGTACTCTAATGTTTTATGTGCAGCATCTGGGTCTAATGCTACTATAACTTTGTAAAAATTATCTAAGTGTTGCATATTAGACACACTAAATGATGTACCTAGTATAGCTAGACCTGTTAAGCCTGGGAATAGTTTAGCTGCTACAGTCGCACTGATAACATCTTCTACTATCATTACGACACCACTGGGTTTACCTACGACACGAGT